CATATCAGCTTTAATTTCAAATTTAGCGCTTCTTGAATGTCCTTTTGTGATACCTTCAATTGCGCCGTTTTCGATTGCTTCAGACAATGCACCTTTAAAAGTCATTTTCTTGCTAGCGTTGAATTGCTTCTTGTTAGCTACTTCAAACGCATCAAAACGTTCGTTTAATTTGTTGCTTATTTCAGCAACTTCACTTTTTACAATTTCAGATGCTTTTACTTCAATAGTATTTGCAACCTCGTTGTTTGATTTTTCGATTTTTGAATCAATTGAATTAGATATTTGATCCAATTGGTTTTTTAAATTTTCTTCCATTTTTAAGATTTTAAGGAATTTAATAAATATTTTAACACTTCGGAATCATTATGTTTTACATCAACATCCGGCAAAGTGGTTTCAACAACCGGCTTTGTGAATTCCATAAATAATGATTTTAATTTTAAAACTTCGGCCTCAATAGCAAATCCCATATCATCAGAGATTTTACCGTTTCGAAGTAATTTTGATAAATTGTCGTAACGCTTGGAAATTTTTTCCAAATTCACGTTACCTTTAACGTCTAATATTTTTGCCTGATCGTTTGCGGCTAATGTAACGGCGCTTATTTCATAAAGTTTAACTTCAGTTATTTCACGATAATCGCCTTTATTTTCTTTTTGTATTGGCATAATACCGACTGAATTTTCAGTAATAACCCCTGACTTCATCAATTCAACAACATCTTTTCCAAGTTGCGTTTTTGCAATTTCGGCAACAAATACAAGTCCTTTGTCATCTTCATATAATTCAACCATCTTTCCGATTGGTTGATTCATATCGTGTTGATATAAATATTTTACACGTTCACCATTTTCAGTAATTGTTTTTTTATAAGCGCCTTTTGAAATAATATCATTGTCGGAATCTTTGTTGCCAAAATATGATCCATAACCTTTGATTATTCCGGCCTTTTCGTCAGCATCAATTAATTCACCAACTGGCGCCGCTTTGTAAAGAATTGTATTCATAAGAAAAATTTTTGTAAATATACGGATTTTTAAATTTTATTAAAATGTATTTAATCCACCGGAAGCAACACCGATTCCAATGTCATTAATTTCACCAACTGTTTGCGCACCTTCTTTTGGAAAGGGCGCTATACTACAACGGCAATTTACAACCTCGGCAGCCGGGCCGCTAGGATCACCCGGATACATCATAAACGAACCGCCAACCATAAACGGATCATTATATGGTACTGGATCAGATGCGCCCGCTTCGGCATGTGTGCTTCTTGTTCTATCATCAAACGATGCAATCCATTCTTTCATCATTTGAGCGCCTGGAAATATAGTTTTCGCTGATTCTAATGTTGCAAAGTTAGCCGCGGCCGTTGCTTCAGTACGAACTAAACGTTCTGATTGATACCTTGAATAATTATTAAACTGGTTGTTTAATATCCTGGCTTGTTCAATCGCGCCTAAAGTCATGAATTCAGGATCAGACATTAAACGTTGTGTTATTTTAATTAATGTATCTTTTGCAGTTCCTGAAACTAAAACAACGCGTTGCGCTGCAACCGCTGAACCATAAGCGCCAAAAGAATTAATCCATTGATCGACAAATGGGCCTGATTCAACGCTTTTGGTGATGTATTTGTCGAAACTTTTTGCATACCATTTGGCAAACTGCAATCCAATATCAACATATAAGTCACGATATATTTTAGATAAATCACTTTCAGAAAATAATAATTGGAAATTGGTTTGGCCCTCTGAAACAAACGATTCAACACCTTTTTTGTATTCCGTTTTATAGTAGCGTTTGACTTTTGATAATTGACGGCGCTCGGCTTTGTCAAGTTCATTTTCAAACGCCCTTTGCCATTTTTCCTTGTTTATTGCCAAACTACTCGTTTATTTGGTTTACTTTTTTATTTACCCAATCTTTCATTGCAGTTCCACCCCAAAGATTCCAAGAAACATAACCGTTATCCTTCCAGGGTGTATCCTTGTAACGTTCAGCAATTGTTTGGTTACCTTCATGACGGGCAAAGAATGATTTAATGCGATTTAACATTTCAATATCTAAAGGCGCTCTGTTAGCCAACATTGATGCCCTACGCCATCCCGTAGCCGTTCCGGCTTGTACTTGTGAACCATACTTTTCGCGCCATTCAATCATTCGTTTGGCGTTATTTGATGCGGTTTGTGGATAAGTGTCAAACGTTTCGTTTTTTTCTGTTGGTTTGTCTTTGCTACTCATTGGATGACCTTCAGGCAATAAATCGGTGTCGTGTTTGCCGCCTCTGAATTTGCTATTTTCTAATGCGTATAAAAAAGAATTTACCCGAGCCATCGCCCATTGTTGCGGTGTTGATACTGAAGGCCGAACACTTGTTGGGTTCGTACTAAATGCACCAATGCCACGTTCGTAAACGTCAAACAATATTCCAACTGTTGTTCGTTTATCCTTATCGCTGCCAACCTTATCATTATGATCGTCAATTTTATTTTGCAACGCTATTTTAAGACGTTCCGAAATCTCTTTTTTTTTTACCTCATCGTCATCATCATAATATTTTAATTCCTCAATCGCTTTTTTATAATCGTCATGATTTTTAAAAGGCATATAAACAACTTCGCCGTCAAAACTATGTTCATGTGTACCAGTTCCGCCAAGTTCTTCAGCACGCGATTCGGCTTCATCAATAGTTGTAAAAACGTCCGTCATTCCAGGAACTAATTTTTTACTTAAAAACTTATTGACGTCAATGTCAATCGGTTCAATAGGCGCATCAATGTCGTTTGGTTTAACCGGAATTAAGTTTGCCGGAATATAGTAATCGTTTAGCGTTTCATCATCTTGATCAACGCCGTAATTCATAACTTCACGTTTTTCGTTTGGCGTTATCCACCATGCTTTTGAAAGCTGATCAACTACTTTGCCGGATTCTTCTTGAAGTTCTGGAATAACAGTAAAATCAAATTCAATGCAAAGTTTATCACCATACATTGGCGATAACCATCGGTTTAATTCATCTTTTATTTTAATAAGTTCAGGAATAACCGCGTTTTGATATAACGCTTTTTTAGCTTCCTTCATATTGTTGTAAGATGCCGAATCGGTATTGTTTAACAACTGAACCGGTACATTGTAGATATTACATAAATCTTTAACAGATGCATCGTATTGTTCAATCAATGAAACATCTGTTGCGTTTAATCCAAAATTAACCCAACTTAATTTTTTAGGTGTGATTATAACATCACCGGCATTATTAGAACCTTGAAATTGTGTTCTGAATTTATCTTTTAATTGTTGCGCCTGAACTTCATTCAAATCACCTTCTTCAGACATTAATAAACCCCTAGCCGTTTGATTTTGTAAATACTTAACACCCGTTTGAACGGCTTCATTGTTTGTTGTTAGTGAACGTAAACCGGCTTGTAATGGTGACTGTCCATAAAGATGCGAACCAGTTCCGTCATAGTACGGATTAAAATCTTTTATATGGCAAATATCTTGTGCATCGATTTCATAAGTTCCGTTGTATTGTATTTTATACTTTTGAACGGGTTGCATTATACCGCCAGAAATGATTTCCATTATTTGCGATGGCATTGCATAGAGTTCGGAATATTTACCAACCTTTGGACCGCTTTCAGGCCCTATTCCGTAGATGTAACGATTTCCGGTCAATTTTCCGAATGATATTAATTCAGTAATAAATGCGTTATAAGATTGCGCCGGATTTGGTCGCTCTAATATTTTATGCAATTCAGTATCGCTTAATTCAATCAATGATCGCTTTTGTAGTAATGCCGCTTTTTGTATTGTTGTGCTATCAATTACGCCGCTTGTTAACGCCTTGTAACGCTTATAATCGTTTTTATTATCAATTTCATAAACTTGAAAAGGAATTGTTGTTGCCGCTTTGGTTATTAAGTTAATAAGCGAATAAACTGTTGCGTTTTTTCTGTAACCTTCGGTAATAAAAGAATCATCATTTTCAGGATTCCAAACAATGGATTCTCCAAGCCAGTTGTAAATGGCCTTATTGTAATTTATGTTTGTTAATTGTGAACTTTTATTTATAATTGATTTGAACCTATCTAAAAATGAAGCCATATTTAATGAAATGAAAAATTTTCGTAAAAATACGAAATTAAAATTTGTTTTATACTATATAAAAATTGTTGATTAAATTACGCTCAATTGCATATGATGTAACATCAATATGTTCATCGTGTTTGGCGTTTGGAAATGTGCTAACTTGTTGAATAAACGCATCATTCCAATTGTCTTGAATTAAGTAAACGCGGCCACCCTCAATGAATGGTGACGATGCGCGCGCTCTCTCTATTTTTGAATATCTA